TTACTACTGATGCATCAACCGACAGTATAGTATTAGATTACGCTGGTAGAGCCACTAACGGTGTTTTTGTTGGGTATGCTGCTAATTGTAGAAATACTGGCTCAGCTATTGTTTCTGCATCGGTCGCGACCAAAGAGTTTGAAGATCCAATCATTAGGATGAACCACCCCAGTTATATTAGTCTCAGAGATGAATTACACTTAACTGGCTCCGATCACGACGCTCGAAATAATGCTGCACTTGTTGCACACGTTCCGGGGTGGATTCAAGATGAAGATTCTGAATCGTCAAATTCACATTTAAGATACATTACACACGTTATAGGTGCATATCTTGATAAACTTAAGCTGCAAATTTCTGAAGTTCCTAAGATAAAGTTTGCTCAATACCCAAGCGCGTCACACAAAGTTTATCCTATGGCGCAACACTATCCACAATCAATGGGCTTATATGTCCCAGAATTATTTGTTGATTCGACAATTTTAGAAAAATTTATGAATCGAAGCGATAGCGTAAACTTTGAAAACGATATTGAGGAAACGAAAAACTTAATTTACCAAAATCTTTATAGAAACTTAGCTGACATCTATAAAACAAAGGGAACAGAAAAAGCTATTAGAAACGTCTTGAGATGTTTCAACGTTAGTGATGGGTTATTAAATCTTAAAGTTAATTCCAATAATCAAGAATACGAGCTAAGAAACAATTTAACTTTAAAAAAGCTGACCAAAAATTTTGCTAATTTCAATACAACAAACAACAGCAAAGCAGTTATTTACAACAGATCGGCTTCCCTTGCTGGTTTAGAAAATGTTGGAGTTTCTGGCTCCGTTAACGGCTCTCAAAATCAAGACCCATATGGCCTTACTTATGAAGGTAATTTCTTGTTTCCTAATTTCAATAATGAATTAGGAAACTTTATTAGAGACGAAAACTATAATCAAATTTCATTGTTTGGATTTGTGCAAGTCGCTTCCGGAGACACTGATCGCGTTCAAGGTGTCGATACTACTAAAAACGAAGACGATCAAGCAACAATAAGAGTATATGCGGTCAGAGATTCAATCGGCTCTAAAAATGCATATTTTAAAATTTCTTCTTCATTCGCAACTGCATCAATTAATTTTGAATTGACAAGTAGTACTTACTTTGATCTTTATGATAACGAAAAATGGAATCTTTCTGTTAGGGTAAGGCCTAAGAAATATCCATATGCTCCTTTTGTTACCGGATCTGGTGATGGCACATATGAAGTTGTTTTTGCCGGCTACAACCCACAAGCGCCCGGCGTGTACAATAGCTTTAGATTGACTCATGATTTAACGGGTACTGTAGCTAAGCATCTTATACAAGCAAGAAAGCGACCCTTTGTGGGTGCTGATCGCACAAACCTAACAGGTGCAGTCAGATACCGATCAGACGTTTATGCTTCGTCGGTTGCATTTTGGATGAAATACATCGGTGATGATGATTTGATACAACACTCGTTTGACTTTGAAAATATTGGGGTTTCAAGTTCATACAAATCAATCTCTGTGTTAGATACAAGTTTGTATGGCTTTAATGCTACAAACGCGGACACGCTTGTTTTCAATTGGAATTTTGGAAATGTAACGGGCTCTGATTCAAACGGTAACTTTGTTGTACAAGACTTTAGCTCTGGTTCTGTAACTGGTAGTACTGGTACCGCAAGAGATTGGGTAAAAGCGGTGTCGGGTTATCAGTATACTGGATACGGCCATGGCTTCAATGCAAACTCAACAGATGTCGTTGAGAAGAAAACAGTCAACACATACAAGTTTGTAGACCCCGAAACAGTTATTTCATCTGATATGGTTCAGTTGTTTTCTGATCAAGACATGTTGTTTCCTAATTTAAGAAGAAACGAAATTGTACCGAGTTACCAATTCTCAATTGAAAAAAGCTTGTATAATGCCATAAGCGAAGAAATGCTAGATTTCTTTGCGGGGGCAGCAGACTTCCACAATATTATCGGTCGCCCAGTTAATAGATATCGTGGCCGCTATAAAACACTAGAAAAACTTAGAGAGGCCTTTTTCAGAAGAGTTAAAGAAGTTTCAACAGTTGAAAAATACATCGAATATTATAAGTGGTATGATGAAGCAATTACAACTGCAATTTCACAACTTGTGCCGGCTTCAGCAGAATATATAGATAACATTAGCAACATTATTGAAAGCCATGTTCTAGAAAGAAACAAGTACAGATCTAAACTAAACATTATCGATTCCGACCAATTCTGGCGTGCTTATGAGCCGGTTATACCTCATATTGGCGGCGGCGG